TCGATCTCGAGCTGCTTCCGCTCCGCCCAGGCGCGACCCGGGTCGCCGCCCCAGAGGTCCCACGCGACGCGACCGGGCGACGGGTAGCCGTCCTCCCCGTCGCTGAAGCCCTCGGCCTGCTTGTCGATCTCGTGCCGGGCGAAGAAGCTCTTCATCCGCGCGATCGTCTCCGGCGACACGCGCTCCCGGTTCGCGAGCTGGTTCGCGCGGGCAAGACCGACGGCGGTGCCGCCCGGTCGCCCCTCCTCTTTCCACGCGAGCGCGCGGCGGGCGACGGCGGCGACCTCTTCGGTCGGTCGCAGGTCCACGTCGGCGACGGCGCGGTGCGAGCGCGCGAGGTCGTCGAGGTCGTTCGGCGTGTCGTCTTCGTCGTCGATAGGCGTGTCGTCGATCGGCTGCTGGACCGGCTCCTGCGCTGTTGGGACCTCGCCGGACGTGACTGGCATTGATCCAGCAGGAACCCACCATGCGTCTCCCCACGACACCGGTTCGAGACCCTGCGACTGTCTGACCTCGTTGACAGTCAAGGTTCCGTTCGACAATGCCGTCGCAGCACTTACCGGCGGAACTGTGGAGGAGACTGGACCGAGGCCGCCACTCCCGGTCGGTGCCCACCAGGCGTCACCCCACGGCACCGGGTCGAGACCCTTCGACGCCCTCCACTCGTTGGGCAGCATAATTCCAGCGTCTAGCTTCTGGCGTTCGATCTCCCACTTGGCCGCCTCGGCCTCTTGCAGCACCGCGACGCCGGAGAGGTCGAACTCGACGACATCGGCGACGCCGGGGAAGAGCGGCAACAACTGCTCGGTGAGCTCGGTCGCGATGAAGCGCGCCTCCGGTTGGATCGTGTCCGTCCAGATCGCGAGCCGCGCATCCGCCTGGTTTGCGTAGGTGCGCTCGCCGCCGACAAGGTCGAGGGGGACGCCGTAGGCGCGGCAGATCTCCTCGAGCGACCACTTGAGCGAGCCGAGGTATTCGGCGTCCTTCGGCGTCACCGACAGCGGCTGGAACTTCGCCTCGAAGCGGAGGACGCCCCACCGGTGCGCTTTGTCCGCGCCCTTGAACCGGCGCGACATTGACTGCTCGAGCCCGCGCGCCTGCTCTTCGGTGAGCGTCTGCCCGTTCGCCGGTTGCACGACGCCGGCCAACTGCAAGCCGTTCCTGAACATCGCGGCGTTCGAGATCATCGCGGCCCGGCTGGTGTCGGCGGCGATCGCGGCGGAGGCGAGCGGCGACAGCCCGTCGAACTCGTCGAGCGGGTTCGGGTAGCGCAGCCAGATCACTTCGTCGCGCTCGAAGCGCATCGGCTCCTGGTCGCTCCCGATCTGGTAGAGGAAGTGCGAGACGTAGGCTTCCTTGTCCGGGACGACGGTGACGCGGTCCGGGCGAGCCCACCACATCTCCATCGGTCGCCCGCGTCGGTTCGTCCCCCGGTCGAGGAAGATGTACGCGGACCCCCAGAGGCAGAGGCTGAGCTCCGTCATCTCGACGAGACGCTGAAAGGTCCAGAACGGGTTGACCTTCGCGAGGAGCTCGACGAGCGGGCCGGCGGTCACCTTGTCGCGGCGACCGTCGGGACCGACGCGGTAGGCGACGATCGGCAGCGACGACAGGAGCGACGCGCGGATACGCGACGTCGTGTAGACCGCGTTGCTCGTCTGGATGTACGCGCCGTAGTCGGTCCGGCTCTCCGGCTCGAGACCGAAGCCCGCGAGGTAATTCGTGATGCCGGGATCGGGGACGGAGCCCGGACCGGTGACGAACGCTCGGGCGACGGTGTCGGCGTATCGACGCATGCGACTCACAGGAACAACCTCCCCGCTAGACTCGGCGCGCTAAGGTGCATCACCGCGTAGCGGAGAGCGTCGAGCGCGTGGTCGTGGTCCTTGATCGGCTTGTCCGACTCGGTGCGGGTGCCGTCAGGATACCGGTACGATTCGAACTCCCCGATGAGGTTCGCGCACGCCGGGTCTACGGTCAGGCCGTCGGCGATCGCGGTCGTGAGCCGACCGATGCCCTCGGTGATCGCGTGGTCGCCCGGGGTGACGTGATACCCCAGCCGTCGGAGCTCGAGGATGTAGCCCGCCGCGCTCGGGTCGATGACGACGGTTTCGGCGGCGACGGCGTCGATCGCCTCGCGGATCGCGGCGACGATCTCCGCGCTCGAGAGGTTGCGGCGGTAGACCTCGCGGGAGACGTGGACGCGATCGTCGCCCGCCTGGTGGACGGTGAGGATCGCGGTCGGGTTGCGGGTGCCGACGTCCACGGTGACGAGCGTGCGCCACCCGGTGACGTCGGTCGCGGCGACGTTCGCGACCCGGCTGAAGCCGGGGTAGACGAGCCCGTCGAACGCGACGAACTCCGCCTCGATCTCCTGCGCGGCGAACCGCCCGGAGTAGCCGAGCCCGGCGATGTAGTCCTCCGCGTCGATGTACGGGTTGTCGCGGGTCGTGGCGCGGTAGAGGACATGCTGCGGGGTCGGGTTCGCGACCCACTCGTCGTAGATGATGCGGCGACCCTTCGGCGTCGAGGTAACGAAGAGCGACGGGTTCGCGCCGTCGCGGATCGCGCCCTTGAGCGCAGACCAGATCGCGCGGTCGGTGACGTACTCGACCTCGTCGATCCACGCCCAGGCGTAGTTCGGACCGCGGACCCGGCTCTCGTTCTCGAGGGTGGCGAACCGGACCTCCGCCTCGATCGGCGCGGTGATCGTGACGACTCCCCGCTGCTGGTGAAGCTCGAATCGATACCGCTGCGCGCGCAGTCGCTCGAGGAAGGCGCGCTTCGCCCCGAACTCGAGCATCGGGAAGTCCGGCGCGGCGATGAGCCCGAGCCGGCCCGGGTTGAGGGTCAGGAGCCGGAGCGCGCGGACGGCCCCGCCGTAGGTCTTCCCGGAGTTGCGACCGGCGACGAAGGCGACGTTCCGGTGGTCATCGAGGATGAACCGACGCTGCGACGGGTAGAACGTCTCCGCGCGCGGTTCGGCGAGGGCGACCACCTACTCGCCGCCCTCGGTCGCGGCGATGATGAGCGGGATCGGGCGATCGTCGATGCTGCCGAGCTTCTGTTCGACCCGGCGGGGAGCGTTGAGACCATCGAGCTCGGCGAGGTCGGCGAGGGCCTTCTGACAGATCGCCGCCGCCTTCTCGTCACCGGACACCGCCTTGTGATAGTAGGCGGCGTAGATCGACTCGAGCCGATCGCGGTGCAGGTTGCGGTACTCCTCGGCGGGCTCGCGGAGCGTCTCGCGGAGCGCGGCGAGGACGGCCTTGTGGGCTCCGGATGCGTTCGCGTATCCGAGGGCTTCGGCGATCTCCTCGAACGTCCGCCCGGCCTTGCGCATGCGCAAGGCGTCCGCCTGCCTCTCGTTGGCGGTCATCCCCCTTGTACTTGCTTTAGGTATACCTCGTGGTCGGGACATTGATTCTCCGGCGACAACACTAAGCCGGGGTATAGTCCCCCTATTAGCAGTATACGCTAAACGTCAAGTCGGCAGAACCGGAGCGACCAGGCGCGAGACGTTCTCGCGTCGCAACGGAACGTCGAGGGGATCGGTATGACGAGAACAGGGGTGCGTTGGCTAGTCGATCGGCCAGCGATGGCTCGCGGTGAGATGACCAGTCGATCGGCAAGACGCGGACGGCGAAGACACGGTGTGGTTAGTCGGGCGAGGCGATGCGCGGTGAAATGCCGACGGCATGACCAGTCGCGAGCGGGGTCGAGGGATGGCACAGGACGGACAGAGTCGGCGTGTCGATAGTGTGAATCGGGACGGCGAGAGTAGTCGACGGGGATCGGTGGGGGCAGGCTTGGCCTGTCGGTCGGGGCGTGGTGGGTCAAGGGAAGGCATGTCGGCGGGGCTTGTCGTGGTAAGGGACGGGATGTCGCAAGGGGCGGCAAGGCACGGGATGTCGATCGGCGCGCAGGGGTAAGCGGACGGGATGGCATGTCGGCGGGCGAGGCTGGCGTTGGCTCGGCATGGCTAGTCGAGCGTGTCGTTCCGTTGGGCTGTGGATTGTCGAAGGCGAGGTTAGGACTCGTGTGGTCAAGGGCGGACCCGGCTTGTCGTTGTGTAGCGTGTGGTGATGGTGTCGTGTGGCCCTGGTCAGTCGTCAGAGACGTAGTGTGCGGGATTGTCTAGTCTGTTGCGGTGTTCTGTTTCGGCTGGGCTCGAGGGGTGTTGGGTTGTCGTTCGCGGCGATACGCCGTGAGTTGTCGGTCGCAGCGGAAGACGGCGGCGTGGGCTGGCATGTCGCGTGGTCAGGGATGGCTCGTGGGGGCTAGTCGGGTGTGACGTGACGGCGAGTATTGGCATGAGGTGGCTCGTCGTGCGCTCAGGGGTAGGGGCGGATCGTGAAGTCGTCATGTTTCGTCTAGGTGCGCTGTGACAAGTCGGCGGCGGTGACTCGGTCAGGATCGTGGTGTCGGCTTGTCCCGGTGCGGTTCGTCGAGGATCGTGTTGTCGGTGGTCGCGCAGAGACATGACAAGGCCAGGCCAGTCGGGAGTCCACCTGTCGCGACCGGACGATAGCGCAGGTCGTTGCGCTGACGCCTTCGCCATATCCGCCGGAAAGGATCGGCGTGACCCGGGAGGAGTACCGGGAGGCGTTGACGCTATCGTCCGGTCGCGACTGGTCGGCTCCGTGTGGGCACGACTTGCGTAGTCGCTCGCGATGGCATGTCGAGCATAGTCGATCGATCTGTGGCGCGCAGGTACGACAAGGTTGGTGTTGTCGATCGCCGGGATGCGGGCCGATGGTGCTGCGAGAGGGGTAGTCGCCAGCGTCGTGTCGGATCGTGACCGGGGGCGCGGGACGATGCCCGGCCCCCGGCAGATAACGCTAGAGGCGGTCGAACCCGACGACCTTGAACTGTCCGTGTGACTGCGAGCGGAGCGCGCCGAGGCCGCTATCCTGCAAGTAGAGGAGGATGTGCCGCCACTGGTCGCCGGTGATGCGCTCCTTTCCGTCGGCGGGGTCGATGATCGAGCGGATCACGAACGAGATCCGGGGGCGTTCGCAGTAGTCGTACTGGGTCAGGGTCGAGCGGCTGCCCTGCGGCCCGCTGACGACACCGTGCTGGGTCCAGGTGCCGTCCGGCTCCCGGCGACCGAGGTGCACCTTCTGCCCCTCGACGAAAACCCACTCGCTGATCGCGTTCTTTGCGCCCTTCTTCGTCTTCCCCCACCGGTCGCCGGCGTAGAGGACGGCGACGGCTTCCTTCACGCCGGACTTGATCTGCCGGGTCTCGATGAACAGTCCGTTCTCGTCGCGTTTGAACGTGTTCCCGTGACGCTCCGCCCCGACCTTTTCCGACGCGGCGATGATCTCGTCGAGGGTCGCCGTCTCCGGCGTCTCGACGCCGAGGTCGAGCAGGGTCTGCCGGACGATGCTCGCGAGCTCGGCGTCCGAATCAGGGCCGAGGCCCATCTTCGACCGGATCCACCCGGCGATCAGGTCTGGCTTCTGCGGGACGCCCCCCATGACCTTGTCGGTGAACTGGCAGTCGACGCGATAGCGGACGTACATCTTGTCGGTGTCGGTGTCGAAGATCCCGATGATCGGGGTCGCGTCGGTGATCGGGCGATCGCTGACGATGGTCATGTGATTCTCCTCTAAGACTTCGCGAGCTTGCCTACCTTGCCCGTCGAGTACGGTGCAAAATTCGTGTGAACGACTCCTCCCTTCATCGCTTCCAGTCGATCATGTGACCGCTTGATCACACGAGTGGCGAGCATCGCCAGTTGTGTCTCGTCGAGGACCTCTCCGGCGACCTGGCCGGGAGAGAGGCGGTCGGCGATCTCGCGGCAGAGCATGGCCCGCCGCTTCGCCTGCACGGATTCGGACTCGCGGTACTCGGCGGCGACGATGAGCTCCTCGCGGGTCATCGACAGGATCGGGACGTCGATGCCCTCGATCGGGTGCCGCTCGAAGAACCGGGCCACCGGGTTGTCGTTGTCGTCTTTCGCGTTGCGGATGTTCTCGATGATCTTCGCCCGCCTGCGGGACGACATGACCGAGACCATGTGCTCGGCCTGCTCCCGCTTCCGTTCATAGGTGTCGGAGACCTCGACCTTGCCGTTGATCGCTTCGAGGGCGAGGTAGCGCAGCGACTCGCGGACGAACGCCTCGAGGAGCGCGGGAGACTGTGCGTACTTTTGAATCGCGATCGCCACGAGCTCGTCGGGGTCGCGCTGCGCGCCGTCGTGCTGGGTCTTCGCCCACCGGACGAACGCGTCGATGGCCGGGAAGTCCTTCGCGTGCATCTTTAGTCCTCCCGTGTCAGGGTGAACACGGTCACCCCTCGTTTCGTCGAGGTGTCGCTGTTGACGCCACGAACGTGCATCCGCCTGTCGTCGATGCCGAGGCCGTCGGCGATGCCGTCGATCGCGGCCTTGCAGCGGGCGAGGATGTTGTCCTCGTCGCGGCTCCCACCACGCTTCCAGTGTACGGTGACCGTGTAGCCGATGCCGGAGCCCGCGATCAGAGACGCGCGTTCGGAGGCGGTCGTCGACGAGAGAACGGCGGCCCTGGCGGCGTCCCGGAGCTCTGCTGCCGCCTTCGCCTTCGGTGCCCAGTGCGTGCGAGCGTTCGGCGACAGGGCATGCGACGGGGTCATCGGGATCTCGATGATCATCGCCGGGTCACCGCGCCCTGGAACTCGGCGAGCACGGCAACGAGCTCGTCGAGGAGATCGGGCTCGAGGAGGATCTGCATCCGGTCTTCCGGACTCTCGGCGAGCCGCGGCCCGGCCTTGCGGATGCGGAGCATCACGTAGTACTCGAGCAGGTCGGCGGAGATCGTCACCGGCCCCACGGTCGCCTCGGAGGCGATCAGGTTACCGTTGTCGTCGGTGTGAAAGTCCATCGGCTACTCCTCTTCGACTTCATGGACGACGACGCCGGCGTCCTCGAGCGTGTCGCGAACGATGTCCCAGCCATCCGGAATCGACGCCGACGGGAATGTCACACTGTAGATGCCTGCGGCGATGATGAGCAGCGCGCAGGTCGGACACGGTGCCTGCGTGACGTAGAGATCGCGACCGGCGACAGCCCACCCGATGCGGGCGGCCTTGACGATCAGCGCAGCCTCGGCGTGAAGGTGCCGGGCATGGTCGCGACCGGTTCCGGCGACGCCCTTCTCGACGAACTCGCAGCCGACCAGGCGGCACGGCTCGACCTCGATCGGGGTACCGTTCGCGGTGGCGAGGAGCACCTCGCCGTCCTCGACGAATGCGGCGGCGACAGCGGCGGCTGGGCAGGACTGCTCCTCGATAGCGAAGCGTCGCAGAACCGCGAGCGTCTCGCTGCTACTCGGCATCGTCGACCTCCTCGGTGAGCATCTCGACGGCGGAGAACCACCTGGACTCGCCGGCGATCGGGCCGCAGTCTAGGCGGACGAGGTAGCGGGTCGGCATCTTCGTCTTGGCCTCGTAGGTGATCTCGCCACGGTGGCCGGCGTACTTCGCCGTCTCCTCGACGGTCCACGCTTTCGCCCGAACGATGACCACGCGGTCACCGATAGCCGGTGTAATTTCTTTCATAGTCAATGTCTCCTCCTTTCGTTTCTAGATCGTATTGCGAAGCGCACGAGATGCAATACAGAGATGTCTTTATTGTGTATCTATCGTAAACATTGATTCTTCCAAAGATTGTTTCATCTTCTCCGATTTTGACGTAATCATAGATTGTGATGTCTTCTCCATAAGATGAGTATTCGTATGCTTCAAGAATGCACTCGCATTCTCTACAAAAGAAAAGCGGATGCTCGCCTCTATGGTGATAGAACGATTTTGTCGTCCATAGTTCTTGAGATGGATCGATTGATCTCGTCGATCCCACTGTCCATCCCTTTCCCCTTCTCGTATACTTGATCCGGTTCGTTCTAATCGGCACTGGGTTAGTTCCGCCGATACCGCCCTTCCCTACAAATGAAACCAACAACAATGTGTTGCCATACTTGTCTTTTGTCTCTCCGTGAATAATCCCTGCACCGAATGTCGGATGAAAGAAACCGTCCATCTCCTCGTCGACCCGACAGTCGAATAGCTTTTGTCCGACCACGATCGACGGCGTCGGGGCGTTCCACTGCGGGAACGCTTCACGAACTCGCTTGATTGCCTCGTCCCATCGTGGGTGATTGTGTGGACGTTCTGTGGATATGATCTCGCCGATGCGGCCATCTGGTTCGACCAGTCGGTGAGCATACATACCAGGGCGGCCAGCGAGGACGAGAACCTGCTTCCCGGTCGCGCCGGCGAGG